TAGACGATGCAGAAGTAATTAAGAGATATGTAGAAGAAGAACAAGGCGAGTTTCGTGTTTTTCTTCCCTGCGTAGTTGTAAAAGTTGACGGAAGAATGGTTGACGTTCAAATAACAACCGACCGTCCTGATTCTTGGCGTTATCCAGAAGAATTACCAAAAGAATTAAAGCAACTGCCAGTTATATATTCAATACCTGTAGAACTTCCGAGTGCATGGTTAAGTGCAACGTCACAAGTTGTATTTAATATTCCAATTAAAGAGGGAACTCTTGGCAGCTTAATGGTTTCTGATTATGGGTTAGAAAATTGGAACGGCTCTGACGGTGAGGAATTAGTAAAAACAAGAGAAGGATATTATCACGACTTTAATTCTGGAAAGTTTGTTCCGGGATTATCTCCAAATGCGAGGCAATATGATCCAAGCGACAACTTTGGAATGATATTTAAGGATAAAAAAAGTGAAATTGAATCTCAAATAGTTATCAACCAAAACGGCGATATTGAAGTTTCTGGAAATAGTTCTGTGAAAGTAAATGCTGGTGGAAGTTTTAGCACAAACAGTGGTGGCTCGACTAGCATATCGTCTGACACAACGGCGAGCTTGGAATCTAATTTGGGAACAACTCTTGATTGCTCAATTCCGGCAGGAGTAAAGCTTGGAAAACTGGCTGTAAGCCCAGCCGTTCTAGGCCAGGGCCTTAGTTTATATCTTTCAAAGGCGGTTAATATTCTTGGTGTTCCGATATTTCCAGTTCCGTTAGCCCCAGTTACAGAATTAAGTGCAAAGGTCTTGGTAGAATAATGTTAATTGAAAACATAGAAAACTTGCAAGTTGACTTGAAATCTGCTATACTAAAAAAGTTGAATGAAGATTTCCCTGATGCAGATTCAGGATTAGCGGAAATGTTTAATACATGGATTGATGCGTCAGTCCCATTGGTAATGCAGTATATTGTTGATAACGCAGTTGTAGTTGGTGATAAAATTGAGTAGTAACTTGAAAATGTCAGAAAACAAAGAAGGTGCTTACGATTTTTCCGTAACCAAGGGTAGGCTTCAATATACAGAAAATATAGAAACAATTAAGCAGAGAATTACATATGCTTTCGTAACTCTATATGGCGAGTGGTTTCTTGATTACGGAAAAGGATTTCCGTGGTATCAAATAGTGTTTATCAAAGACTATGATTCTGGTCAAATACAAGACCAAATTACAAGCACAATATTGGGTGTTGATGGCGTTATAGAATTGCTTGAAATACCAACACTATCTGTTGACAATAAAACAAGGTCTGCAACAATTAGCATAAGTGTAAGAACAACGTCTGGAACAATTACAGACCAGTTTGGAGTAAATAATGTCTAGTGATTGGGGCGTAACAGCAAACGGGTATAACCTTCCAACATTTTCAGCAATATATGACGAAATTGGGAGCGGATATCGAGTAACATTTAACGCCGCCGGAATTGAAATTGATACACAAGACGAGCCTATTAATCAAATAATATCTGTCACGTCTGATAGAAATTACGAGTTGTGGCTAAAACTACAAGCTCCATATGATGCACAATCTGTTGACAACGCTACTGGAAAAGCTTTGTCTAATATGGCTTTCAGTATGGCTAAAAGACGCATGGGGCCTACTAATTCAATTTGTAACATTGTGTTGACAGCGAAAAGCACTACTGGGTTTAGTTCTGCCATTGGTGATTTAGTTGCGAATATAAATACTGGTGAACTTTGGGAGGCTACAGAAGTTATTGTTGTTCTAGCCGGAGCCAGCGAAACAGTTGCCTTTAGGTCTGTAGATGTTGGTTCGATATCTGCCACCATCGGCTTGTTAACCGATATTAAATCAAGTAAATCTGGATGGGACAGTGCAACAAATGTTGTTGACGCAACTTTAGGTCAGCCATACGAAAGCGATTCTGCACTAAGATTAAGACTTGTTTCTGATATGTCGCCAAAGGAGCTTGATAATCAGTTGCTTTCATACGTAACTGGCGTAACTCAGGTAAGCGTTTATCAAAACGATACAGGCGGAATTGACGCTCAAGGAAGGCCGAACGGGGCAGTAGAGGCGGTTGTAGTTGGTGGTGACGACACAGACATAGGAAACATGGTTTTAAAGATAAAAGCCGATGGTGTTCAAACGTGGGGCAATGATTCAGTAATAGTTCAAGATAGTAATCAGGATAGCAAAACAGTTTATTTCTCACGGGTTGACGAAATAGCTTATTGGATAAATGTTAAACTAAGAGTTGGCGATAACTTTAACTTGGGAACAAAACAAGAAGTTAAGGTAACAATAAACAGCGGAGCCGTTGGTGATTACGTAATAAAAGTAAATGGAAATGAATTTACAGAAACAGTTGCAGCACCCACAACAGAAATAGCAATAGCAAGTGCATTATCTGTTTTAATAAACGCTGTTCCTTACCAACCAGTAACTGCTGTATATAACTCTGGTGACGACTACTTTATGTTAGTTGCCGATTACGCTGGTGTACCGTTTACATACGAGAGGCGTGGAAGTATATCATTGTCCGAAAGTGTTGGCAATTCTGGAGATCAAACAACGGTTATTCAAAGAATAGTTGACTTTTCGGATACTTATCAAACAATCGGTGGCGAGGTATATTTAGACAAATATATTGCCGCTGTTTTTAATTCAGACGATGATATAAATTTACAAATTTATGGGGCAGATGTTTTTGCAAATATTGATGGTGGTGCTTTTGTTGGTCCTGCAACTGGAGCGTCAGATTTAATTATGAGTTATGCAGAACTTGCTACGCTTGACAGTGTTAGAGTAACCGTGGAGATTGTCTAATGCCTTTTGGTGTATTTGGTTTTGGAACAAATCCTTTTGCTGACAGGTCTTTACAGGCTCATACTGCAAACTATATAGACAATCATAAAGAGAGAGCATATAAAAGGCTTCTAAAAGTAAACAGCGTTATTTATGACCCTGACAGCCAAGATGTATTGCTTAATAACGATGATGGCTCTAGGATTAGACACTCATATATTTTGGGTTCTATTATTCAAGGCATTGGAACTCAGGTACAGCAACTTGAAGATGGAATTGAAGAATTACTTTTGAGGATTAGCCTTGAGGCAGCACAAGGAGAACTCTTAGATTTTATCGGAAAGAGAATTGGTCTAAGAAGAAACGAAATACCAAATTCGGCCTATGATGACGAGGTATACCGCACTGCTTTAATTGCAAAAAATGGATTGAACTGGGGTCAGGGCGAAGAGAGAGTTTTAAGTAATGCAATTAATGTTTTAACAAATTCAGAAAAAACAGAAAATGTTGAATACTATCCTTTAGCTTTTTATATTTATTTTCAAGGCGATGTTGATAACGAGGACTTGATTTATAAGATTATGTATAACGGCAAAAAACAGGGCATTTCCATGACTCTAATAAATGCTGTCAGGTCAGAACTGAATCCATTCAGATTTGCTGCTAATCCTAAATTACATTTACAGGCAACAGCAACTAGCACCATATCAACGGCTAATATTTTACAAGCCGATTTGGTTGGAGTTATTGCTGGAGATTTTGCCAACGGTCAAATAGCAATATATGACGGAACGGGCAAAAAAGATGTTAGAGATATTGATGCTAGTGGTGCTGTCCCTAATATTGATGGCATTTCATGGGATTTTTCCGCCACGGTAAATTTCTCTGGAATTATAGACGCAACTAGTTACTTAAATATGTATGACTACACAGATGGGTTAGGTCTTGCTGACAATCCAGAATTTAATAACACAACTGTTTCTGGAACTACAAATTCAATTACAACTTCAAACACATTTGTTGGCGGAGACAGAGCAAATGATTGGATTGTAATCTTTGAGGGAACGGGAAAAACAGATATAAAACAAATTGACTCTATTGGTGCGGTTGCATCAGGCCCCAACTGGGAATTTACCCTGATTGATGGAAAGAGTTTTATTTATACACCTGATACAAGTTCAAAATTTGATATATATGGCAGCGGTGGCAGACTTGCAGCCGTAATAGGGAGTTAATTTAATGAGTGACAGAAATAGACCAGACGTTATAGGCAAGTTTGCCACAGACGCAGGAGCCTCAAAAACTGCTCCGGCAAGTGCAAAAGCAACCGAAGGAATGTATGATAATGAATTTTTACCAAGCGATTATGTAAATCACTTTCAGAATACAAACGGTCAGTTTAACGATTACACCGCAGGACTCCCAAGAGAAATGATTGTTCCGGGAATCCAAAGCGGATTAAAAGTTCATTGGGATTCTGGAATAGCTCCCGGTGGTGAATTTAGCATTTATGGAGAAGATTATGCAATTACAACAGGCTCAACAGCTTCTAACTACATGGAAACCAATGGCGACATACGTGCAAGACTATTTGTTGGTCAATATCTCGTTATTGATGGCTCGACTGGCGGCTCAGCCACAGGCAATGACGGTACATATACTATTGCCACTATTGCCCTTTCTGGAGCTGATACTCGGATAACATTTGAAGAGTCTGTTCCAAGTGGAGCTTACGATGGCTCTATTTATACGGGCGGAACATTCTTAAGCAGAGAAGGAACTAAAATTGAAATCGCTGCTCAAATGCATTACAATGACGGAACCGGAATAAAACCAGCAAACGCTGTAGCCCCCGGAGCAGCAAGAACAGATTATATTGTTTTGCAGTATAATAATGAATCAAACACTCTTTTATTTCCTGCCGTTTTGGAAGCTACAAGCCCAGATACTTTAGATTATGTTGTTGCAACAATTAGTGCTAACGTAAGTGGCGGTAACTATGTTGTTGAAAGAATCTCAAACGGAGCAAGACCTTTTGAGGCTAAAAATATAATTTTTGTCGGTGACGGAATTAGCTCTTTTCATTCAGAAATTTTAGACGAAGACGCACCGCTGCAAGATGCATTATTTAAGTGTAATCAACGGGGTGGTGGAATTGTTTATATGTCTGGAAGTTTTGACCAAAGAATAACGGCAAACGTGTTTATTCCTTCTCTGGTTACTCTTTCTGGGACACAAAGCCTGTATACCACTGTGTTTTACGCTGGCATTGATATATTGGGATTTGTGTCGTCTCCCGGATCGTCAACTATTGCGGGAACAAACACCGTAAATATATCGTCTGGAGACATTAAAAGAAGCGGTGTTGGTTCTGAATTGATAATATCTACTGGCGCTGATGCCGGAACATATTACATAAGCGAAGTTCTGTCCGACATAAGCTTTAGGGTTGTATATATAACGGCATCTGGAACTCCTGTTGATGCTGTGTTTTCTGGAACCACGGGGGTTTTTTGTTCTTCAACAGTTTCTAAGGCTTCTTTATCTTCTATATCAATAAACGGAAATGTATCTATAACCAACGCAAAAGACATAATCATATCTAATGTTTTTGTTGACAACACTAGGGCGGCTCCAAACGCCACAATAGAGTTTAATGGAAGCGTAGACAACATATTAATTAGCGGTGTTGTTGAAAAAACAAACTTGTCAGGGGAGTCAATAGGCGACACTCTAGCCTTTGCCGGAACAAAAACATTTATAAGCTCTTGTTCTTTTCTAGGAAATGTTATCTTTGTTGGGTCGGTATCTGGAACTTGGGGAACAAACAGGGTTGGCGGAACATTAACCATCCCAGACGCAATGTTGCCAGACATTCAGGCAAATGATATTGATTTAATCGGCGATATTACGCTTAAAGATAATAAAAGGGTTATTCTTGGTACTGGCGGCGATGCAGAAATTTATTATGACGGAACAGACTTAATAGTAAAGTCTGACGTGGTTGGCTCTGGAAACATTGTTCCAAAATCAGACGTTGCCTTTCCGGATTACTTTAAAATAATTATGGGTACTGGTGGCGATTCAGAAATGTTTTTTGACGGAGACTCGCTTAATATAACAAAAATTCCGCTTATGCAATATGACGTTTCTGCAACAAGTGCAAATCTTTCTATAGCGTCTGGGGCTTATGAAATTGTTGATTATAATATTCCTGACATATATTATGCGTCTGGATCAAATAGCTATGAAGTGACCATCGGTTCTGCATGGAAATATACTGCACACAGAAACATGTATGTAGATGTTTCGGCTAGAATTAGCCTTACCGGAACACACGTTGCATCAAAACTTATATATCTCGCAATATACAAGGGAGGAATTTTTGAAAGGACTATAGCACGTATAACATCTGTAGTAAGCGGCTCTTCCGTAACCGGAATATATGGGAATGCCAAAGTGCATCTTTTAAGTGGAGAAAACATAGACATAAGAGTATATCAAAACTCAGGAAACGTATTTACGATGAATGTCCTTGACAAAATATCTTCAGTGTCAATAAAAGAAATTTCATCTTTCTAGGGGACAGAAATGACGATACCGATTGCCATAAATATTGTTGTTGGTTTTTTTACGATACTCGGAGTTTTGTTTACTGTTTGGTGGACAAATAAAAAAGCCGAGAAAGCCAAGAAGAAAGAAATTATTGAAGGGGTCTTGATTCAAACAAAAGCAAACTGCACAGAAAGCCAGTCAGTAATCTTTGAAAAGGTAAACAAAATAAGAACCGACATTACAAAAGCAACATCAGAGCTTGGTTACGCAAAATCGTCCATTCAATATATGGACACAAAAATAGACAAACTTAATTTGAACGACTCAATACATAGCACAAAATTAGATTTCATAACAGAAGAAATTAAACATATGAGAAATGGCGACAAAAAAATAGTTGCAGAACTTGTTGTTGAAAAAATATCACACAAAATTGAAGACATTATAGATAATAAAATAAAAAACTTGACAACAGAATAAATTTATGATACACATATAGTTGCGTGGTTATCCTTTCCCCATGCAGCCTCCATACTTAAGGCAGCCTTCGGGCTGTCTTTTGTGGTTTTATGTTGACATTTGTGTTTTAAAGTGTTATGGTTTCAAAACATTAATTGTTATATACAAAAAGGATATAATAAATGATCGGAAGAATACCACCAAAATCTACGGAGTCAGAACAGGCTGTACTTGGAGGAATATTAATTGACGGAAGGGGAATTGACGCTGTTTCAGATGTTCTTTTTAAGGAACATTTCTATAACCCTTCACACCAAATGATTTATGAGGGCTGTATAGCTCTCGCCAAAGACAATGAACCGATTGATTTATTAACCCTTAAAACCAAACTCGAAAACCTTGGAACTCTTGACAAGGTTGGCGGTATTGATTACATTGCAGAATTATCGTCCAAAGTTCCCACCAGTGCCAACATAATAAACTACGCAAAAGTCATTAAAGATAAATTTATATTGAGGGAGGCAATAAAAGTTTCGGGGGAAACGATTGAGCTTGCTTTTTCTGAGCCGGAATCAATAGATAATTTTATTGACGGTGCCGAAAAAAGAGTTTACGATTTATCTGCGAACAAGACTAAAAAACCATTTTCATTAATCCAAGATTTACTTGACCCCACATTTGAGTATATAGAAAACTTAAGTAGCAATAATTTTAACGTGAGTGGAATTGCGAGTGGACTTGGAGAGCTGGATAGAATAACAACTGGTTTTGGAAATCACGAGCTTGTACTTATCGCAGCAAGGCCAGCTATGGGTAAAACTAGTTTGGCGATGAATATCGCTGTCCAATCTGCCGTTGCCTATAAAAAGAAGGTTGGAATATTCTCTTTAGAAATGGGAAAGAAAGAAGTAGTTGCCAGAATGCTTTGCTCGCTTGCTAGAGTTGACTCCCAGAGGTATAGAGAGGGTTCTTTATCTGACGAAGAATGGAAGGGGCTTGGAGAAGCTGCCGACATTTTAAATAACTGTGGAATTTATATTGACGACAGTGCAGACTTAAACGAAATAAGCATTAAATCAAAAGCTCGAAGAATGAAATCGAAACACGGTCTGGATATGGTTATTGTTGATTACTTGCAATTAATGAAGAGTTATGATAAGGTGTTTTCAAGAGAGCAAGAAATTGCGACAATCTCAAGAGCCATGAAAAACTTAACCAAAGAATTAGGAGTGCCAGTAGTGGTTTTAAGTCAGTTAAATAGAGAGCTTGAAAAAAGAACCGACAAAAGACCAATACTTTCTGACCTAAGAGAATCTGGTTCTTTGGAGCAAGACGCTGATAAAATATTGTTTATCTATAGAGACGAGCAATATAATGAAAGCTCTGACCCAAACGAAGCAGAAATAATTGTGGCTAAACATAGAGGCGGCAAAATGGGTACAGCCCATGTAAGATATTTGCCTGAATTTACGTTATTTGATAATTAAAGGAGAAATAAAAAAATGACAAAAGACAATCCGTTGATGGTTTATTCTGACTTAAAACCGAGAAAAGGTAAGATTAGGCTTATCGGTCTTGGAGATTTACATTTGGGAAGTGCCACAGTAAATGAACCATTAATTAAAAGAGTTGTTAAATACTGCATTAAGAATAACATTTATGTAATTGGAACCGGAGATTACTGTGAGACTGCAACAAAGACAAGTCCCGGAGCATCTTTGGCAACTCAAGATTATGATATAAACAAACAGATCGAAAAAACAGTAGAGATTTTTAATCCACTACAGGACGCAGGTTTGCTGTTGTCAATGCATGACGGCAACCATGAGGAAAGAGTTTTTAAATCTGTTGGTCTTGATTTACAAGAGGTTATTTGTAATAAAATTGGAACTATAAGACTCCCGTCTGTGGCGTTTCATACGATTAAAGTTAATCCAAGGCTGGCTTATGATATTTTTACACTACATGGTAGCGGTGGGTCACAGTACGAGTTGACAAAATTAAGTTCCGCAAGAAAAAAACACGAATATGCGAGCGTTGATATCATCATGTCAGGTCATGTTCACGAGTCGGCACACTGTTCACACATTCAATATGTAATTAATCAGAGGCGAAATAGAGTTGAAGAAAAAGAAGTCTTTACAGTATTGTGTGGAAGTTTTATGGGATATTTTGGAAGCTATGCGGCAGGAAAATACGCACCATGCAAAATCGGAACTCAACTTATTGAGCTTGATTGCAAAACAAGAAAAATTAACGTATCAAAATTGGAGGTGGAATAATGGTTGCAGACTACATTAAATATTTCTCTGACGAGCAGTTGAAAATGGATAAGGAAAGTATCCCGAAAAGCCTTAAACTTGGTGTTGATTGGGAAAAAAGAGGGAAGTATATAAGCGATACAGAAAAGTATGGTTTTCTATTAGAAATAGACAATGAAATTAAAAGAAGAAAAACAAATATAATAATTGATGAAAATTATTATGCCGGATTTGGAGACAATAAATTCAAGTACACAATAGAAGTTGCCGACCTTGCATATTTGTTAAACGAAAAAAGAGATTTGATTTCAATTTTGGGATTTGAAAAATCTTGGGAATTGGGAGACAAAATAGACCTTGCCGCAGAAAATGTGGAAGAATATAACGAACTCATATATGTCCAAAAAGAAATTGACAAGCGAGATAAGTCTCCAAACGAATCCGATGACGACAAAGCAAAAGAAGAAGCTCTTGATGGTGGGTTTATTGAAGACAATACAGCATTGTTTTGTAGCGATGATTGCGTAACAACCAGCGTGGAAGACTGGAATGTAATTAACGATGCCAAAGCAAATGGCGATGCTATAGATGGTGGAATTATTGTTCCAGAAACATCTACAGAGTCCACAGAGGCATATGTTAAACTTCATGACGACTGGCCGCTTAATGAATTAAACAAAAAAAATGCTAAGTTTTTTGAGGAAAATAAAGAACCAGCAACAAAACTGACAAACGATTATTTAAAACCCCTTGGAGCAAACGAGTGGAAAGATATTGTTTTTAATAAAGAACCAAAAATTGGCGATTGCGACCATGTTGTTCCTGCAAGCGAAAACTTCCCAGAATATACACTATCAGTGTCGCATGGCAATACTGATGATGGAGGTCGTGGATGGGTAGCGGCAATGGAGGATGTCGGAGACTCTTTGCCCGAAGCTCCAGAACAAAAAACAATCGAAAACGACTTTAACACAAACGTAAACGAACAATTAAATATAATTGGTGACTTGCTTAAAAAGAAAAACGAAAAGTACGGAGACAGTGCTTTAAATCCAACAAGAATATTTAGTAAATCAAATTCTGTTGAACAAATCTTGGTTAGAATTGACGATAAATTGTCAAGAATTAAAACTGGAATTGGTGGAGAAGATGAGGATGTTGTTTTGGATTTGATTGGGTATTTAATTTTGCTCAGAATTAAGCAGGGAGAATAATTGTGTCGTATGAAATAAATAAAATTATTCTTGGTTTTTGTGTTCTTTTAATGCTTTATGATGTCAATACAAAGCTCGACACGATAGTTGAAAAAATTTCAGACAAACAATCGGAGGAAACAAATGAAAATTACAACAAATAAAGAAACAATGATGACAGCACTTGGACGCACAACAAATATTGCAATGAAAAAAGGAACAATGCCAATATTATCAACAATACTTTTTGAAAAAGTATCAAGCGATATATTTTCTGTTACTGCTACAGATTTAGAAATGTTTTCAGAAGCAAAGTATGACGCAATTATTGAAGGCGAAGGTTCTTTTTGTGTAAATGCAGACGATATGTTTAAGTGGGTTAAAAGTTTACCGTCTGGAAATATTGTTATTGAACATTCTACCAACGGAGTTAAAATATCAACCTCACAAACTTCATTCAATATGGTTTCAATATCAGGAGATGAATTTCCAAGACCAGACGTTTCAAGTATTGAAGGAAAAGAAGTTGACAAAGACTCGTTGTTGAATTTATTTAATCACACCTTGTTTTGTGTTGCAGATAACGACCCAAGATTGTTTTTAAACGGGATTAACTTTGAGCCAACCGAAAATGGTGTCAGGTGTGTCAGTACTGATGGACACCGACTTGCAAAAATTGATGTAAAATGTGGTGATATTTTCGACAAAACCGTTATCATTCCTAAAAAAGGCGTTGTAGAGATCAAAAGCTTACTAGAATCTGACAAGGAACAGCCCAAACTAGCGCTAGACGGACCAGCATTGATTTACACGACACCTAATCTATCTTTAAGTATTAGGTTGATTGAGGGCGATTTTCCAGACTATAACATGGTTATACCAAAAGATGCAAACTGTGTGGCGAAAGTTAATAAAAGTATCTTAAGTGACGCATTAAAAAGAGCGAGCTTGGTTGCAGTAAATACCAAGGGCGTAAAGATGACTTTTGATAACGACAATTTGACTGTGCAGGCTAGTGATGCAGATAGAGGTGACGGAAATACGGTTATTGATTGTGAATACAGTTCTGACAAAATTGAGATGGGCTTTAACGCATCATATTTTATTGATGTTTTGAATGTAATAGAAGACGAGTTTGTTTATTTGAATTTGACAGACGAACTCTCTCCCTGTGTTGTGACGAAAGATAGTGAAGAAAACTTTTTGACAGTTATTATGCCAGTCAGGATTAACTAATGACGACTGAACTTTATTTTTTATTGGTTGCCATTGTTGCATTCCTTGCCGGATTTATGGCTGGCTATTTGTTTTGGGAGGATTAAATGGGCGATTTAAGTAGACACTTTTCTAGATATGAATTTGCATGTTCGTGTGATTGCGGATATGACGAGCCGAGACAATCTTTAATTGACGCTCTTGAGGAATTGCACGACCTGTTAAGAGATTCTTTTTTTGGCGAAAGAGTTGAGCTTATTGTTTCTGGCGGATTGAGGTGTGAATATAAAAATGGACGCACGAAAAACGCAAGCAAAAACTCAAGACATTTGCCAGAACATGCTGACGGTGCTGATATTAAATTTAAGTTAAATGGCGTTACACAATCAGGTGAATTTTTAAAATCATTTGCCGTACAGATTGATGCATTTTATAATGGCGGGATTGGCTGTTATTTTAATCGAAACCACCTAGACACAAGGGGAAAGATGGCAAGATGGACAATTTAATAAATAAGTTTTGGTGGTGTATAAAAAGGTCATTCACAGATTCTTTTGAGGCAGTTTTTGTCAGACCATTTGTGAGACTTTTTAATGTAAACAAAATGTGCGGAAAATGTAAGCACTTAAAATGCGTGATATACGATTTCGCAGAATACCATTGTGAAAAATATCGTAAAGAACATTATGAAAAGCATGATTTCGAAGACTCTGACGAGGCATACAATAGTTATGACAAATCTCGTGTGAAAGAAAAACAAGACTTTATATTAAGGTGTGTATCGTGTCTAAACAAATAGTTCCACATTGGGGATTAAAAGCTGCAATATTTTCGATAATAACCATTATGGGAATTTACGCATTCACCATTGTCAATAATGACCCTGACGCTATTGCAAAAATATTTGGTCACACATGTAACGTGGCCGTTGCGGTTGCTATTGGCAGGTCTGTGCATCAGGGTTCTGTTGCATATTTAGAAAGCAGAACTTATGACAAAAACCAAAATAGAGGAGAATATAGTGGCGATTAAGTGGGAAAGATTTGGAGACTCGAACATGTATTGGTCAGACTTTTGCGAACTAAAGGTTGTAGTTGTGTTTTCAAAAGAAGAATGTTTATTAGACGTTATTGATTTAGAAAAAAGACAAGTATCCATTAAGTCTTCTTTTAGTTCAAGCGAAACAGATTTCAAAAAAGATTCACTGATTGTTTTCTATAAAAGATTAAACGTACTGCGAGAACACCAAGAAAAAGGCGAAAGAGCAAACGAAATTATAAATTTTATTGTTCCAGAAATTGAAAGATTGGAAACAAAAAAAACTGCCGAGTTATTTTTACAAACTGATTGCCCTATTTTTAAGGACTGGGGATTAAAGAATCTTGGAGAAAAGAAATGACTGACACAGAATTTTTAGATTTCCACGAGTATTTAAAATCTGGAATTAGATACTTGGAAAGTGCAATGTCTCTTATAGAAAATAATGACAGTAAAAAAATACTTAAAATTAGAACACTCATTGCAAACAAAATATTAATCCACAAGAAATTTATTTTAACCCAGTGGATGGAAAGCAAAAGCGAAAAAATTAACGAAAGAATTTCTGAGGAAATAGAAAAAGAAGTTACGGACAATTTTAAAAAATATGGTCACTACGATTTTTAGGAGGTTTAATGATAAAATTAATTGAAGGCGATTGCCTGATTGAGCTGCCAAAGCTTGAGGCCAAGTCTGTTGACATGATTATGGTCGATACCCCATTTGGAACTACCGCTTGTGCTTGGGATACAATAATTCCCTTTGTTCCAATGTGGGAGCAAATTAAAAGAGTCACAAAAAAGAATGCTGCAATAGTTATGTGTGCCTCTCAGCCGTTTACCTCTAAGCTGATTATGTCTAATCTTGATTGGTTTAAGTATGAGTGGATTTGGGTCAAAAGTAGACCAACCGGAACTATGTTAGCAAAAAGACAACCAATGAGAAACGTAGAAAGCGTTGTGGTGTTTTACGTAAAACAGCCGACATATAACAGACAAATGATAAAAAGGACACCGGAAGAATTCAAGTCGTGTTACAGAAAAAACAACTCTGAATCAAAAAACGGTGAACAAATGAGGCATTCTAAAAATCCTCTTATAAGACAAAGCAGGGATAGGCAATGGTATAAGCCACCACAACAAACTCTTTTTTTTAAAAGCGATGCAAAAAGAGATGGGAAAAGCCACCCCACTCAAAAACCAGTAGCATTGATGGACTACCTGATTAAAACATACACCAACGAAGGTGACACGGTTCTGGACTTCACAATGGGATCAGGAACTACAGGGGTAGCCTGCCGGAAACTAAACCGCAACTTCATAGGCATTGAAAAAGATGAAAAGTATTTTGAGATAGCAGAAAAGCGGATAGCTGATGCGAGTGATTTATTCACTGACTTGAGACAGCCGACAGAAAAGCAGGAGGATATGTTTTGAAAAAACAATATACGATGTTGATAAGTGGTGCAGACGAACGCAAGGCTTTTGAGTATGATAAAGCAATTGAGGAAGGCATTTATTCTGGATATTTTGTAAAAGATGTTATTACATTCACAGGTTCAAACTTTAATATGTATATAATTATATTTGAAAAGAATGTCGTATCATGAAAAATAAAATAATAATAGGATTGATTATAGCCTGCCTAGTTTTGTCTGGAATCACAGTTTATTTATCTCAAACCACGATAGATAGTAGCGAACACAAAAGACATATCGAACAAATAAATAAACAAAACAATGACAATGTTACTGCAATGAAAACCAGTCATAAAACAGAAATTGTAAATATCACCGCTGATTTTGACACACAACTAAACATTTTAAACGGCAATGTGGAAATTGAAAGAAAAAAGAATGATGTCTACAGGATAAAAATAATAGACCAAACTAAGACGATTAGTGGACTAAAGAAAGCATCGAAAACAGTTCTTCATATTGACATAAATCCACACGGAAAAAAAGAAAGCATAATTAAAAACACCCAGCTTACAGGATTGATTGACGATGTTTTATCACTTGATAATGAATTGGCTTTATCTGAAAACATATGCAAAGTTAGAATTAAAGAAGCAGAAAAAAAACTAACGCTTAAGTATACAAAATTATTACATTCAAAAGATGTTGATATTTTAAGGCTGTCGGGTAAGGTTACAGGGCTTGAAGCAGAAATATTGTTTAGAGATGATGTTATAAAAAGCAAGGGTAAAAACACTATTGTCATATCGTCTATTGTCGGTGTAGTATGCATGGTTGTTGGAGCAATCGGTGGGGTTGCAACCGTGGTATCTATAAAAAAATAAATTTATGTTGACATTTGTTTTTTAATATGCAATGATTTGTCTAGTTTATTCACAAACAAAAAAAGGAAATGTCATGGAAAAACTAATTTATGGGATAAGGTCTGACAACGAAAATTCAATTAGCTATAACGGGTTTGTTTGGCCTAAAGAAGGCGTGGCATCAGCGCCTGACTGGGATGGTGGAAAAGATTGTTGTGGCGGAGGATTACATTTTACGCCAGTTTTTGGCACAAACCAAAGCTGGAATCTATTAAATGGCGGGAAAGTTTTTAGAATTATTGTTGCACAAAAAAAAGACGTTGTTTTTATAGATGGTGGTGAAAAGTGTAAATGTAAAAAATGTGAAGTTCTACTTTCAGGAACATCACAAGAATGTGTGGATTATTTAATAAAAAATAATATTCCATGCATGGATGTTTTTAATCTTCATATTGACTACTCCAACGCCACAAACTCAGGAGACGAATCCAACGCCACAAACTCAGGATACAAATCCAACGCCACAAACTCAGGAAACTACTCCAACGCCACA